TGATCTTACGAATAAAATACTATACAAAACAAGTAAAAAATTATACAATCTCATCAATTACACCATATTCTAAACATTGTTCTGAAGTCAAATAGGTATCCGTTTTAGATATTCTATTCCAAAATGATTTTGGCTTTTCAGTAACTTCACCTAATATTTCATTAATTGATTTATGTAACAATTTTAAATGATCTGACGTCTTCAATATATCAGAAACCTTTCCATGTTCAAATGCAGAACCTTCATGTATCATAACTGTTGAATTTTCAGACATTGACCGAACTCCAGTACCGCATGCAAGTATAACTGCAGTTGCTGACATAGCTGCTCCATAACATATTGTATTAACTTTTATCTCTAAATTTTTTATGTAATCAATAATTCCCATCATTGAATAAACATCTCCACCATAAGAAGAAATAATTAAGTTTATATCCTTTCCTTTATTATATTTTTTAAGTGCATCCATTCTTGTGCATATGTGATATAATGCATCAACATCAATATCATAAGTAAGAAAAATAGTATTAGTACTCAAATTTATTCCCCATTCCAATTCTTTAAATAACCTGTTTTCCATTTATTTCTCCTTTTTAGTTAACCCATATTTTCTTTTAAACTTTTTATCCAAATAATAAACATAAATATTTTTTGGACCTCTATCTTTAAAATATACATTAGGATCTTTAGCTTCCCACCTTCTTTTTATTTCAATACTATAAGGTTTTATAGGTTGATTTAAAGATCTAGCATGATATTCTTTACCATCTACTATTAATATTCTAGCACCACCAGTAGTTCCTAAATATGTAAAATTTGAAGCCTTATATATTATACCTTCATGTCCATAATGTGAATCTGCGTATGAAACAACTACCTGATAATTGGTATTTTTTTTTAGCCACCTTAGTGTTTTACCAATAAAATAACTTTCTGTATTAGTTGGTGTATCATCTATACAACATAACCTTCTTAACTCTACACACCTAGTATGATCTTCAGGATTATACTTTTTTGCTGTATGTGGCATTGATGGTATAGCATACATAGCAGCTCCTATCATATATGGAATTCCAAAATTTCCTTCTTTGAATAATCCAAAACATTCTTTTTGTTGAACCCCATTAGTACTCTTAGAATAATGGTGTTTTCTAATAAAAGGATCAACAAATTTTCTAGGAATTTCTTCGACCGTAAAGTCGGTAACTTTCATACACCAATACTTTTAATTAACTTTTCTTCTGTACCATACTTCATTACAAGTTCTCTAATTTCCTGCTTACCTTGTTCAGTCATGTAAAGTATATCTAAATGTTGTCTTGCTTCTGAAATACTTATTTTAAAATCTTTAGTCATTATTTCTAATAACCAATTAGGATAGTTCATCTTTTTTCTCCTTTTTGTGTACTTTAACCATTGTTTACCTTTTGGTAATATATCTACATACAACCTATATAAATCTTTTGGCTTTAAATTGTATTGTTGAACTTCATTTACAAACGAAATCCAATCCATTTTCATAGAAAGAAAACGATTTATCATATAATTTGACCACCGTTTTCTTTCTGTATCATTGAGCGTATCCCAATAATCTTTAGTTTGTTTTTCTGTTATCCATTTGATGTGATCAAATAGTTCTCTCATCCGTTATAATCTTCTCCATATAAAGAATATGATTTTGGTGCTTCTGGTTCAGGGTCTGGTTCTTGTTCCCATTCTACTGTATATACTTCACCCTCAAAAGAACTCAAAAAGAAATGTTTAACTTTACCTTCATTCTTCTGAAATAAATATTCAAGTCCTTCTGTTAAAGAGTTAAAAATTTCTGACCTACTATCAGAATCTTCCCACTTATCTCCAGGAGGAACTCTTCTAAGTGCTAGTTTTCTTACTTCTTTCTCTGGCATTTTTATTCTCCTTCTTTAATTTTTTCTTTCCAAAAATAGCTTCCCATCTTTCTGCCCACTCCTCTGGTGAAATTCCAGTTGGTCTTGGTGAATCACCCTTACCAGCATCAGATTTTTTTGTGAACAATGACTTCTCTTTCTTCTTTGGTTTTTCTTTTTTCTTACTTTTTTTAGTATCTTCTGACATTATCCTAAATCTGGTCTAAAAAGTGGATCTTCTACTGTTTCTTCTTCTACACCAGCTCCCTCAGAGAATATTTTTGGAACTTTACCACAACTACCACAACTAAACACCTGTACAGGAACAACTGCTTCTTGACCATTAGGTGACATAATTGCAGATACTTTCTTTATAAAATATGATTGTATAAACGAATAATTTCCGCAACTTTCACATTTAACAGTTTCTGCTTTAGACAAATCAACTTGAGTGTTTGCCTGTGGAATTGGTTTTCTTGCTTTCATATTCATTTTATTCTCCTATATAATTTCATCTACTAAACCATATTTTAAACACTTTTCAGCATCCCACATCAAATCGTGTTTCAAAATTTCATCCAATTTTTTCATTGGAACTTTTGTATATTCTTTATATACTCTTTTAATCGTTTTCATCATCAAATCAAGATTCTGTTTCTCATCCTTAAACTCTGAATACTTCCCCCAAAAATTTGCAGTTAATTGATGAATTAACATATATGAGTTTCTACTTATATATCGTTTCTCACCTACTACTGAAAAAAATGTAGCAGCACTTGCACAGAACCCATCTACATAAGTATGAATAGGTACTTTAGTTCTCAATATAGTATCCATTGATGAAATACCAGAAACTATTGTGCCCCCACCTGAATTTATATATATTTTAATGGGTGGTGGATCTATATCTAAACTATTAGCAAGTGTCAAACTTCTAGATTCTATTTCACCAATTTTTTTATTAAGTTCTACTACACTAGCTCTATTAACTCCAGAATAAAAGTATATCTTATTTTCATGTACCGATATGTGCTTATCACCATTTGGATTTTGAACTACTGCTTTTGTTTTTGATTTTTCTCCCCAATACTGATTCATTTCGTCACCCCTAATATTTCTATTATCATTGCCATTGTGTTTATCTCCTTATCTGGTACAGTTGTATCCATATGTTCATATTTAGCCAAAATTAAAATAACTTCTGCTACATGACCTTTTGCGTATGAATCTATTTCATCATACAATAATCTATACAAATCTGCATAATCCTTTATTTCAGAATCGGCTAACAATTGTCTTATATTCTTAAAAGCATTCTTCTTATCCTGAGTTTTCAGAATTTTTAATAACTCAATTTTATAATCATTTCTTAATAATTCCATTTCATCAACTTTTAATTCATGGTTTACAACTTGTCTTTGTGCACTATTTATAATTCTACGAATGTCTGGATAACCTGAATTTATTAAAGTTTTAAGTGAATCCATTTCAAAATTTATTTCTTCCTCTTCAAGAATAGAATTTAATCTTTGAGCAACATCAATTTTAGATGGAGGTACAATTTGAAACGATTGACATCTACTTTGTATTGGATCTATTATCCTCTCTACAAAATTACAAGTCAATATAAATCGTGTAGTCTTACTAAATGTTTCCATCAAATTTCTTAATGCTGCTTGTGCATTTGGTGTAATATAATCACACTCATCAAGAATAACTATTTTTAAATCTTTAAATCCAAGAGTAGAAGCAAAGTTTTTAACCTTTGTTCTAACTGTATCTACATTATTCTCATCACTCGCATTTATGTATAAGCAATCACAATCTATATGTTTAACTAACAATTTTGCGAGAGTGGTCTTACCTGTTCCTGCTCTACCGTAAAATAGAAGATGTGGTAAGTCTCCACTCTCTATGTATATAGATACTTTATCTTTTAGGTGTTTATTACCTAGATAAGTATCCATAGAGACAGGACGATATTTTTCTACCCATAAAGTATTACTCTTACTCTTCATAAAATTCCTTTGTTTTAACTTCATGTTTGATAATTAATGCTTTTTTAAATTCACCTTTTGGATATGGTAACAATGGATGTTTCAATACACTCATAAATAGTTTCATTTCTTTCTTATTTCCAAGAAAATATAAATACCTATGTTTTTCAGCCTCCTGTTTCAACCAAAATGTGTGACCAATTTGATTTTCCAAATGTTTAGGATTACTACTACCATACATAGAATAAACAGTCCTACTATGAATCCACTCACCATTTTCCTCTAACTTTAAACTGAATGTTGGTGCCATCTGAATTTCTCCGCATCCTTGATATAACCAATTAGTTGCTTGATATATTCCACCTTTATGTTTCTGTTCTGGATCTGCATATGATATTAGAACCTTTATATCTGGAGCATTCTTTTTTAACCATTTGAATGATTGGGATATAACATAAGATTCAATATTTTTTCCATAACCGTCATAAATACAAAGTCTGGTTAGTTCTAAAATATTTTTAGTATCAAGTTGTAATTCCTCTTTAAAAATAGAACCTAAAACTCTTCTACCAATCGGAAATCCATACGCTATAATACCAATCAACTTCTCTTCTAATTCATCGAAAAACTTATGTGGATTATCACCCTGATAAAAAATACCTATTGGATATCTACAAGAAGATAATTTTCCACTATAATGATTTTTTTCAACAAACTTGCGAGCTATTGGTTTAGAAACAATTCTTAGCGATACTTTAGATGTATCAACATATGTTTCCATTAAATATCTTGAACAGCAACCAAATAGTAAATAACATCGTATTCATCAACTTTAAAATTTATTCTTGAAAGTCCTTCTTGTGAAACTTCTAAAGTTGCACTTTCACATTCCTTATTAGCTGATAAAACTTCTTTGAATAAATTAGCATTAAATGATACTTTATTAATATCTTCAAATGTTTCAGTTTCAACAGGAATTGTAACCCTATTAGTATTAATTGCTGAATAACCTATCACAACCT